ATAAGGCCAAGCATTTATTGAGGGAACTATTTCCCCATGATAGAATCTTGGAAGAGTTGTCACTACCTGGAACAAAAAGTGGACATAGAAAATCAACCTTATATGCCGACATTTTCCTACCGAATAGAAGAATGATTATCGAGGTTCATGGAGAGCAGCATTACAAATACAATTCGTTTTTTTTCAACAATAAACTAGAATTTTATAAGGCCCGTGCTAGGGATAATGATAAGAAAGAATGGTGCAGAATCAACAATATAGAACTGATAGAATTAAGTTACAATGAGGATATTGATGAGTGGAGAAGAAAAATACAATAAGTTTATAGAAGATATTGAGAAATGGCTACATAATGTTGGTGTAGTTGAAATTCGTGCCAATGAAGAAGTAGAAACTCTATTGGAAATGAACCCATCAGACATAACAAAACTAACTCATGACCAAATGCTCATCGGTGCTTATAATCTAACATGCTATGCTGACTATCTGCAAAAAATAATAGCTAGAGAACAGATTGCGTTTGATTGGGCTGAAGATGCTATATGGTATATTGTTTCTGGAAAGCTTAGTAACTATGGTGAAAAATACACTAAATGGCAGGATAAGTATTATAGTGCCATCAAGGAAAACCCAATAGCAAATCAATTACTCAGAGTCAAAAAATCTGCGGAAGCCAAAATAAAAACTTTGACAAACCACATTGACAATATCAAAAAATTATCTAATCTTTTAGAGAATCTAGCAAGGAGAAGGTGATGGACAAAATAGAACAAGCAAAAAAGCTACTTAAAAAAGCAATTATGCTAGACGATGCAGAGCTTATGGCAATGGCTAACCAGATTCTGGATGAAGTCACCACCTCAGAACCAACAAATGTACCAGATCTAAAAGAAGTCGCTATTACTGAACAGACAGCACCAACAAAAAATCAGCATCGTGATATGGACTTTGATTCTTTCAAGATGAAAAGCGATGAAGATTTAAGCCGCAGAAATGGTGTTGCCGTAAATAAAATAAATAGAGAAATAGAATTTGTGGATGATGGTTCTGATAAAGATATTAAGACTCCAGATATAACCCTAACAGATAGATCTAAGAGAAAGCCATTCAAAAAGATTGAGCAAACTTGTCAAAAATGTGGTAGAACAATACAGACTCACCCGAGCCACAAGCGTGAATGGTTTGTATGCGATGGATGTATTCGTAGATGAGCAAATTAGAAAATATAGCTTCTGAACGTGCCGTACTGGCTGGTCTATGCCAGTTTGGTCTTGACGCATATCTAGAAATGGATTTTGTGGATGCTGATCATTTTACAAACAGCATGAATCAGATTCTATTCACATGTGTTTCAAGAATTATAAATCAAAACAATAAAGTTGATCTAACATCTATACTTTCAACAGCTAGTGAGCTTGGGGTTTATGATAAGATAAACAATAAGAGCGAAATTGGATTTATTCGTTCGCTGTTTAATTTTCCTATTCATAAAGAAAATGTAGCAGTACATGCCGCAAAAGTCACAAAACTAAAACTAGCCAGAGATCTAGGTCAGACTCTTCAAACATGTATCAAAGACATGGAAGAAGTTTCTGGCGATGAAGACATAATGGATATTGTTAGCAAGGTGGAAGAACCCATACTTGACGCGACAGGCACATTATACCAGTCTTCAAACAAAAGCACTGAATTACTTGGTTCCGGTCTACAAGAGTATGTAGATCATTTAATAGAAAACCCTATGGATTATGTTGGTATCCCAAGTGGATTTCCACATTTTGATTTAGCTATAGGTGGTGGCCTGCGGCGTAAATCAGTTGATCTAATTGCTGCTCGTCCTAAAACTGGTAAGTCTATGTTTGGTGACGCTGTGGCACTTCATGTATCAAAAAAGCATAACATACCAGTACTAATGCTCGATACTGAAATGGGTAAAGAAGATCATTACAATAGAATGCTTGCTAATCTGAGTGGAGTAGAGATTAATAAAATCTCAAGTGGAAAGTTTGCTGAGAATCCTACTGACCTAGAAAAAGTTCAGAAGGCAGTTAAGCAGATAGATGAAATTCCATATCACTATATTAGTATTGCTGGACAGTCTTTCGATAACATTCTCTCCATCATGAGAAAATGGATTTATCAGCATGTTGGATTTGATGAGAACGGGAGAACCAATGATTGTTTAATAGTCTACGACTATCTTAAACTAATGGGGTCCGAGGGTATTTCTGCTTCGATGCAAGAGTATCAAGTGCTTGGTTTTCGAATTACTAAACTACATAATTTTTGCGTGAAATATGATGTTCCATGCTTAAGTTTTGTGCAGTTAAATCGTGATGGTATAACCAAGGAATCAACAGATGTTGTTTCTGGTTCAGATAGGTTGATTTGGCTTTGTACTAGCTTCACCATCTTTAAAATGAAGTCAGAAGAAGAAATAGCGGAGGATACTGCCCAACATGGAAACAGAAAACTTGTACCAGTTGTTGCTCGTCATGGCTCTGGTCTTGATGATGGCGATTATATCAGCATTAAAATGTATGGTTCGATTGGGAAAATTGAGGAAGGAAATACTAGAAACCAGATCCACAATACTATCCAAAGTCAACAAGAAGGATTTGAAATAGAAGATGACATTGAGCCAGAATCAGATATACAAAATCTGTAATACATTAGCTGAAGAACCAAATCTTACCAGACTCATGGATAAGCTTGGTGTTGAGTATGTGCAGCATCCCAACAGACTAGCATGTGCCTGTCCTGTACATGGTGGTGACAACGAGAATGCCTGTACTATATTTACTGATGGAGATATAATTAAAGGCAACTGGCGATGCTGGACACATCAATGTGAATCAGAATGGACTAATAGTTTATTTGGTTTTGTTCGCGGCGTATTGTCGTATAAGCAGAATAAAAAGATATCGTTAGATGAAACAGAGAAATTCTGTATGTCTATTATTGGTAATGATATAGATATTTCTCAGGTTTCTGTTAACTCGTTTGATCCAGTAGATGTTTTCAATAAAAAGACAAAACAACCAGAAGAAAAAGGTCCATCAAGAGAACAAATCCGCAGTAAGCTATGTATTCCAGCAGAATACTTTATTAAACGTGGCTGGTCAGCAGAAATACTAGATCATTTTGATGTTGGTCTTTCAAACGAGAAAGGCAAGCAAATGAGTGGCCGTGCTGTTGCTCCTATTTACGATCAATTTTTCAATTATGTTGGTGCTGCTGGCCGTGCCACAAACGAAGAAATGAAACCAAAATGGCTCTATAGTAAGGGATTCAAGCGTAGTGTGTTTTACGGCATACATCACGCCTATAACTATATTAAGGAAACTGGTGTTGTTATTCTTGTAGAGGGTCAAGGTGACGTTTGGAGATTACATGAAGCAGGCTATCCAGAGTCCGTTGGTATTTTTGGCTGTAGCATTGGAGAAGATCAGCTAGTTATTCTTGAGGAAGCCGGTGTCATGGATGTTGTGGTGCTTACTGATACAGACGACGCTGGACAAAAGGCATACATACAGATTGTTAAAAAGTGTGGAAGGAGATTTAACTATCATCGTCCAGAAATTTCCACTAAAGATATTGGCGACATGTCAATTGAACAAGTTAGATCAGAACTAGGCCCACAACTAGATAAAATAGGATTAAAAGGAGATATAAATGACTAGAATATTAGCTTTTGCTGGTACAAAACAGGCTGGTAAAACTACTGCCGCAAACTTCATTAATGGTTATCAGCTACGTGCTAATAATATTGTTAAGGATTTTTCAATTCTGGAAAATGGAAAACTAGTAGTTGATACCGTTGTTAGAGATCGACACGGCAATGAAACTGATAGTAGTGGTGTAATTTTAGACATCCACAGAAACGATACTGATTTTGCTGAATGGGCCAGCTATAACATGTGGCCTTATGTTAAAACATATTCTTTTGCCTCAATGCTCAAGGAGATATCTGTAGCTCTATTTGACCTAAAGCGTGACGGTATTTTTGGTAACAATACTCAAAAAAACAGCACTACCAATTATAGGTGGGAAGATATGCCTGGAGTTGTTACTGATGAGAATGCTTTAAAGAGTCCTATTATTCAGCGTCTTTTAAAAAGTGACAATCTAGTGTACCATGAACCAGGAAAGATTACTCATCGTGAATTCCTACAGTGGTTTGGTACTAAGATTTGTCGTAAGATTTACGATGACGTTTGGCTAGAAAATGCACTACATCGTATTGCCGCAGAAGAGCCGCTAATTGCTGTTATTGATGATTGTAGGTTTTGCAATGAGGCAAAAGCTGTACAAACCGTTGGAGGCAAAGTTATTTACCTTAAACGTAATCCATATGAAGATGATGATATTTCTGAGAATGAGATCAAAGAGTATGGTAATTTTGATTATGTTATTGATAACTCTAGCATGACTATTTATGAGCAAAATATAGAAATAATGAAAGCTTTAGAAGCTTGGGGCTGGCTAGGAGAAGAAAATGTACCAAATCCACCACAGGCAGAAAATAATACTGGTATTCACACTTTCAAAAAGAGGTAGTCCATGTTGTGTCCTTACATAAGATCATCATCTTACAATGGCTATGAGTATTGTCAACTACAATATTACTTTACCTATGTTTTAGGCTATCAGTCACCGTCTGGAAAAAAGGCACAGCTTGGTACTATTGTTCATAAGGTTATGGAAGTGCTTGCCACTCTAAAAAAGGAACAGCAGGATAATCCAGACGCTAAGAGTTTGACTATAGTAGATGATGCTATTGGAGAAGTTAAATGCACTCCAAAAACTTTGCATACTAAAAAGTTTGTAACTAAAATGCTCAAGGAATCATATGCATCTTATACTAATAAGTGTATTCATGACTATACTGATGCTGATTATAGATTCTGCGACGAGCTTGTACAAACCGCAATTGAATACAACGATGGTCAATTTGATCCAAGAAATAGAAATATCGTTGCCGCTGAACCACATTTTGACATTCCGATTGAAGAACCATGGGCTAAGTTTACATACAAAGACGACAAAGGCAAAAACGTAGAAGGACAACTTTCTATCAAAGGCACTATTGACTTTGTAACAGAAGTAGATGATGGGGTTATTGAAGTAATCGACTGGAAAACTGGTCGCCGTCTAAATTGGGCTACTGGCGAAGAGAAAACTTATGAAAAGCTATGCGAAGATCCACAGCTTCTTCTATATAACTATGCCATATCTAAACTCTTTCCAGAATATGATCAGGCCATAATGTCCATATTCTTTATTAGAGATGGTGGCCCATTTAGCATGTGCTTTGACAAAGATGACCAGCAGAAGTTTCTAGGAATGCTAGAAAAGCGATGGAAATCAATAACTAGAAATGATTTTCCACAGCCATGTTCAAAAGATCGCAAAAGTTTCAAGTGTACAAAGTTATGTCACTTCTATAAGACTAAGTGGCCTGGAACAAATACATCAATGTGTCAGTACGCAGAAGAACATTTGATTGCTTTTGGCTATGATGAGACTACCGAGAAGATGAAGTCTAAAGGGTTTGACGCAAATTATTACGAAGCTCCAGGTTAAAAGAGGCACATAATGGCAGAATTAATTGACATCCATCAGGAATTTGATCAGGGTAATGTTTATACTTTAGAGGTAGCCAAGGAATTTGCTAAGGCTCT